GTATACAAAACACAGGAACCATTGCTGCACAAACAACAGCCTAACAAAGTCGGGTAATTTTTACCCGACCTTTTTACCATAAATAAACGTATCAGGAGATAAAACACAAATGGCTACATCATCACTAACAAAAATGACAGTGCCTCTGGCCAACGATCAGAGCAGTCCAACCCAGGGCTTGATAATGCCCAAACTGAAATATAGATTCAGAGTCACCTTTCAAAATCTTGGGGTTAGTACACCAGTAACTGAATTAACCAAACAAGTTGTAGACTTCGCAAGACCTAATGTGACATTTGAAAATATTGATCTTCCTGTGTATAACAGCACTATTAAATTAGCTGGAAAATATTCATGGGCCGACGTTACATGTAACATACGTGACAGCGCAGATGGTGCAGTCAGCCAGTTGGTTGGTGAGCAACTTCAGAAACAATTGGATTTTGCAGAAATGAGTTCAGCATCTTCTGGCATTGACTATAAGTTCTTAACTTATTTTGAAGTTCTTGACGGCGGCAATGGTGCCAATATACCACAAACATTAGAATCATGGGAGTTGCTTGGTTGCTATCTGCAAGGCGTCAACTACAATGATTTCAACTACGGTACTAACGAAGCAGCTACAATTAGCCTGACCATTAGATTTGACAACGCCATCCAAGGTGGCTATGGCGGCGGCGGAGTTGGTATTCCAGTTCTTAGAACCAATGGCGATGTTGCTACCAGCATAGGCGGCTAAAAAAAGTGGGCTTTGCTCAAAACCTGCTTCAAGGATTCGCCCCTGGGCAAGCGTTAAATGGTATCTCTGGTCTTAAAGATTATAGACATGCGTCAAAAGTCTTTAGTACCAATAACTATGCACTAACACCCAGGGTCAAATATCTATTCCATGTTTATTTTAACATCAATACCAGTGGTATACCTGCGTTAAGCAACTTATTTGGCACTGGTAATTCTTCTAGTGTCAGTGTACTAGTTAAAACAGCACAGTTACCTAACTATCAAATTGATGTTGAGGTACAGAATCAGTATAATCGTAAACGTCTGGTACAAACCAAGATCAACTACGAACCGGTGACGCTGACTTTTCATGATGATACCAGCGATTTAATCAGAACAATGTGGTACAACTACTACAGCTATTATTACGCTGATCCTAATCAAGGCTATAACAATGTACCAAATCAACCTGGTACCTCCGGGCAATCGGCTACAGTAGGCAATGGCTTTGGGTATAATACCAGTGATATCTACAATGGTGCACGAGCTGTCAGTGACTGGGGCTACATTGGCGAAACGTATAATAATTCAAGTCAGACCACTGCTGACACCACTGGTAGTAAGCCACCATTTTTTAACGACATAACCATATATGGTCTTGCCAACAAACAGTTTGCACAGTATACCCTAATCAATCCCATGATCACTGGATGGCAACACGATACCTACGATTATAGTCAAGGCAACGGAACAGTACAACATACCATGACCATACGCTACGAAACAGTGAAATATTATTCTGGTGCCATTGGCGGTCAAACTCCTAGCAACAATGTTCTTGGATTTGCTGATCCAGCACACTACGATACCACACCTAGTTCTATTGCACGAACAGGGTCGACCAACACTGTATTTTTACAAGGTGGCACTGTTGCAACGTCTGGTTTTGTACAAGATTTACAAGCTGTACAATCAGGGTTCAATGGTTCACAAAATGTGTCAGGTGCAGTGCAGGCAGCCGGGGTCAACATCAATACCTATCAACCTGGCCCCAATCAAATATCAACAACCGCATACGATAATTCACAAAGTATAGCACAAGGCAGTTTGCCTGGCGGAGTTCAACAGATACAAAATTCTGGCGGTGGAGCATTTTTTCCAGTGCCTCCATTGCCAGTGACTGGACAATACGGACAAACCACAAACTTATCTGTTGACCCTGCCAATCCTGGCGGTCCTGGCGGCGCCGGGGGAGCAGGGTAATCATGGGCTCAGTCAACGCAATCAATACCAACACAGACTTATCAGTGCGTGTGTTTGATAGTTTTTATAGTTTTTCACAAAACGTACCAGCGGATCAATTTGACGTGGTCAACAGTTATTTTCGCAGTGTGTTTGATACTGCTGAAGCTGCCGGCAACTTCACAGTGACACTATTTAGAATTGCTGCACAGTCAAAAATTCCTGTGCTCACACTGTTACAACAAATACAAGGGCAGAGTCAACCTCAATTGACATTGACATTGACATATTATCTCAATGGTCTTAGAAGTCCTGCTACATTGCTGGGTGTGAATGTGCCCAGTATACCCAACTATTACGTGGCCAGAAATATACAGGCCTAACACCAATGGCCAATAACTTTCGTCAAGGCACATATCAAGTGCAGAATCCAGACAAGTATGTGGGTAAAAACACACCAAGATTTCGATCTGGATGGGAAATGAGCTTTATGCATTTCTTAGACACCAATGATAGTATACTACAATGGGCTAGTGAAAGCATATCAATACCTTATCGCAATCCCTTGACTGGCAAGCAAAGCATTTACATTCCAGACTTTTTGATAACTTATCGTACCAAAGACAATATTATGAAAGCAGAAGTAATTGAAATAAAACCCAAAAAACAAAGTGTGCTAGAAAGCAAAGCATCAGCAAGAGATCGTGCAGTGGTGGCTTTAAACTACGCTAAATGGGATCAGGCCACAAAGTGGTGCAGACGCAATGGCCTTGTGTTTCGCGTGATAACTGAGGATCAACTTTTTCACCAAGGCGCCAAGAAAAGATAAGGATGTCTGCCCACGGTAAATATGGGTATGAGAAAACTTGAAGAACTTTTTGATTTACCAACTTCTGGACAAACTGCAGAAGAAACTGCCACGGTTGAACAAACACAATCGGCCATAACAGACATAGACAACACCATAGACAAGATTGATGCTGCGCTGCCTGCGGTACGAAATCTTGATGCCAGTGATGAAGAAATGGATGCATTGGCTACCAAGGCCACCGACACATTTGATAACTTAATGGATTTGGGATTCAATGTAGATTCAAGATATTCAGCAGAAATATTTGCAGTGGCCAGTCAAATGTTGGGGCATGCACTGACAGCTAAGACTGCCAAACTAAACAAAAAATTAAAGATGATCGATCTACAACTTAAAAAAGCAAAAATGGATCAAGGTCGTGAAGAAGAAACACCAGTGGAAACTGCACATGGGCAGATACTCAGTCGTAACGATTTACTGGAACGACTAATTGGCAATAGAGACCAAAAGATCAAAGACGCATAAATATCATATAGGGAATTATTATGAAACAGTTCAAAGAATATCTAGCGGAGAGTCAACGAACCTATCACTATCGCATTAAAATGGTAGGTGAAACACCTCCAGACTTCTTGAAAAATCTTGAAGAAAAAATGCAACAGTTTGATATTGTTCGAGTTTCTGCACCAAAAACTACACCAGTTCAATTGAAACCCGCAGATTTTCCTGCGTTTGCCAATGATAGAGTGACCAGTGTTGATGTAGAACTTCGTTATCCTGCTATCGAGCCACAGATTAAACAACTTGCACAGATTTTAGGATTTGACCCTAATCGTGTTATTATGCTAACTGCGGCATACGAAGATTCCGTGGATACTGAACGTGAAAAAGTTGAAGCTGAAAACAAAGATCTGTTGACTGATACAGATTACCCTGCTCCAGACAAAGAACAAAAAGCCCTATACAAAGACTATGCCACTGGTCCTTATGACCATGCAGTGTTGAAAAATGCTTATCGCAGTGATTTTACTGTGGCCGGAGGTAAGACACCCAAAGCACAAACAACAAATGATTTGCCACAGGGTGTCAAAAGCCCTATGACCACAATGAAGCGATCACCAAGACCTGCCACAGGTGCCCAACCAAAAGGATAATGAGATGGACAATTTTTTCTACGACCTAAACAAAAAACTTGACGGCATTCGTGCCAAACCAGAAACTGCACAATTGAACGAACGTGACTTGGGCAAACACAACAATGCCACAACAGGTTTTGCGGCCCTGGCCAAAAAAACCGGCGGTGGTGAAAAAGGTGCTCGTATTGCTGGTGCACAGTTGGCAAAAATGCGAGCCAAAGGTCAAGTTGAAGAAAGTGACGTGGGCGAAAGTGCGTTCCAAGCAGCTATTGGTAAAAAGAAATACGGCGATGAAGGAATGAAAGCACTGCAAAAAGCCGGTCGTGACCATGCCAGCGACAAGACCATGAGCAACATCCGCAACAAGTATGACAAGTATGATGAGAGTCAGGGCCAGGCCGACGAAGGCAATGCATTTAGCAAAGCAGTAGTTGATGCTAAAAAAGACGGTATACAACCTGGTGAAAAAATTCGTGTAGGTGGAAAACAATATCCTGTTAAAGAAGCCGATCCTATGGGTCTAGAAGAAAAACTAAGTGCTCCGCAACTAAAGAAGTTTGCTAAATTAGCACCTCCAAGAAACAAAGTAACATTTGCTGACAAGATTGCTGGCGCCAAAAAAGAAGTTGATGAAATGCTAGGTGATGTTGCGGCTGATGCCATGCGATCAGCAGTGGGCCACATCAAGAAAAAACGTACAGGTGAAATGGATGAAAGTTGGGATGACATGATGAAAGATGTCAAGCAACGTGCCCACAGTACTACTGATATGAAAACTGGCGAACGCAAACGCAGCTCCACTGGTGGCGAAATTGAAAAAACTAAAACAGGACTGCGTCATCACGCTAGATCACATGATCATGAAGATGAGAAAAAGTCTGACAGTGATACACCTAAAAGTCGTGGACGTCCCAAAGGCCCAGAAAAGAAACCCGAGCGTGTGACTGGTAAAGCATGGAAACACAAAAGTGGACGTGTCAAAGAAGGCGAAGACGACATTGAAGATCGTGGCGAGTACGATCGCGAAGGCGACATGGTCAAAGACAACATTCACACTATTCGTAGAGAAGTAGATGAGTTAGAAAAAATTATTGGCAACAACGAAAACCTGCCAGAGTGGGTAGAAGAAAAACTTGCTCAAGCCAAAGGTATGATCATGGCTGCCAGCGAATATATGCAAACACAACACGAGCGTGATGCAGAAGATGAGACCGGTGAAGAAGGCATCACCATGGGCGAACGAGCAGTAAGCAAAAAACAACGCAAGTTCATGGGCATGGCACACGCTATACAAAAAGGCGAAAAAGTAAAAGGCGCAAGCCCAGAACTTAAAAAAGTTGCCAAAACCATGAAGCCCAAAGACGCTGAAGACTTTGCAAAGACTAAAGAAAAAGGCCTACCAGAGAAAAAAGCCAAAAAAGAAGAAGTTGAAGAAACAACAACTTCTGGATCAGTGGCAACTGCTGCTCCCAACGGCAAAGCCAAGTCAGGTGGCATGAGTTTTGGCAAAGGTGTATACGAAGGTATCAACAGTCAAGTTGAACGAATGATCACTGAAGGTATGAATGTCAGTGTAAACATGACACAGGGCGAAGACGGACAACCACATAAGAGTATTACTGTGAGTGCTGAAGGTGAAGAAGCTGAAAACTTGGCACAATTGTTGAGATTAGCCGGCATGCACCAACAACCAGAAGAATCTTGCCCAACATGCGGACAAGCACCTTGTGGTTGCGATGAAAATGTAGCTGAAAATGCTCCTGATTGGCCCACCAACCCCGAGTCAAGTTCCAATGCCATGCAGTATTCAGGTGGATTGAATGGTCCTAAATCAACCGGCCAAACAACTATCCCTGTTATTGCTGGTCAGCGTCAACGCACCAGCACCATGGAAGAGAACGTGACCATTGAACGCAGTTTGTTTAAATTATTCAACGCATATAAAGCATCATGAAATCATTCCGCGAATACATCTCTGAAAGTGAGCAATGGATAGACAATCCTGCAGCCGGCGATGACTTTGCGTTTGAACTGGCTGACGGCACACTGGTTGAAACTTACATTCTGGAATCCACAGAACACGGTATATTGTTGGCCGCCACAGATACAATCATCACTGTATTAGATGATTGGCAACAACTTGTTGATCCCTTGGAAGATCTAAACGAAGATGTCACATTGGAAACCATGGGCTACGGTGGCAGCATGGGCGAAGACGACATGGATGAAGCCAAGTATCACGGTCGCGAAGTGCCATTGGGTAAACCCATGGCCGGCGATGTAAAGAAATCCAAGGTGTATGTTAAAGATCCCTCAACAGGCAATATCAAAAAAGTCAACTTCGGCGATCCCAACATGCGAATCAAAAAGTCTATTCCGGGTCGCAGAAAAAGTTTTAGAGCAAGACACCATTGTGAGAACCCTGGATCGCGACTAAAAGCCAGATATTGGTCATGCCGTGCATGGTAAACAAAGGAAAATAAAATGAGTCAAGCAAATGTATACACTGGTGCCTTAACTAATGTGGTCTGGTACACCGACAAAGCAGAAATCGTCACTGGCGGAAACCCAGCAACCTATCAAATATACAATGCCAATGTGAAGTCTATTATCATTGGTGGATATATCAGTAACACAAGCAATGCATTATCCACCACGCTGTTTACTACTGCAAACATTGTGAATGCCAACATAGTTCAAACCACTGGAATCGCCAATGGCAATTATACAGTATCATCATTGACCACTGCTGCAAATTCTGCTATAACTTCTATCACGATGAATCATCTGGCAACAGCCAATTCTGGTAATTCAGATAGCTACGTACAATTTACTTTAAATTTGCCTCCAGCAGGTAACATGTATGGTAACAGTGTACCTCAGGTTGCCACAAACAGTCGTCAGCAGATTTATGTGGGCGCTGGCAATTATTTAACAGTAGCACTTGTGGGCGGTGGTAGCAATTGCACCACACGTGAAATTGGCACGGCAAGTTCAGCCAACGCAGGATTCTAATCATGCGAGCCGCGGAGTTTATACAGGAAGGGTTTAGTGCTCGTCCCAAAGCCAAAATGCATCACGACCATGCACAGGTTCAACNAGGTGTGCATTTGGCCAGAGATCCCGGTGGATACGATCGCATCTACCACATGAATCGACTCATGATGGCCGCAGCTTGTGCTGATGGCCGAGACAAAAAGAAAATACCCGGAGTAGATGCCAGTTCCTGGTATGAAAAATACAATACCATACATCCTTACACTGAACAAGAACACAACATGATTCATCAGGCCATGGCCACAGTGCCTACAGATGGCGGGTCAATTGTGGATGATCATAGAAGTCTTGAACCAGATCATGTGCATCGTGTTAGCCCAGTCAAAGGATTCAAGGGCTATGCAAGATGAGAGCGCAGGAATTTGTTACAGAAAGTTCAAGAAGCAAACTTGAACACAGTCATGCTGATGCTAGTCCCAGCAGTATAACTTCTGGCAACAAAGAAACGTTCTACGACGGTCGTAGCTATGATGCTTATCGTGTTGGATTACTAACTGGCATGCATCCAGATGATCTTGAAAAAGCTGATGTACACAGTTGGGTTAGCAACATGGCTTTGTACAACCCATATACCCCAGAAGAGCACGACAAAATTGCCCGTGTATTAAAAAAGATGGGCCACACGGTAAAACAACATGCACCAGGTGGCAGTAGAGAACCTGCAGATACGCATAAAATTAGTCCAGTAGCCAAGTTCCGAGGTTATGCAAGATGAGAGCGCAAGAATTTGTACGCGAATCAATTGAAAAGTTCGCACAAGATGAACTCAGAGCCATGCCAGGCATGCAAAAATTTAATGCACTTGACAATTCAAATCCTTACCTAATGTGGAGATTTATGGTTGCAGCTGCCGGCGAACCTGAATTTAGTATGGATACCGAAAGCCCAACAAATCAAAAGTTTGTAACAGTAGCATATACAAAAGCTGATCAAGAGATTATAAATGCCACCGCGAAAACTCTAGGAGTCAAAGGTACTCTGGTCAGCACCATGGGCTCACAAGAAGCAACAGATGTAGGTAAAACCAGTCCAATCCGAGCATTCAAAGGATATCCTAAATGAGAGCGCAGGAATTTATTCGTGAAAATCGTGAACGTTTGCCAGCTGGCGCAAAAGATCCCTTGGCTCATGCTTTTTACTTGCCAGGTATTCGTAACAATGATAGTTATCGAACTTATAGATTGGGCACAGCAATAGCACGAGCCAGAGCAGATGCCAGCGAGGGTACAGAACATTTTCCAGCCTGGGACAGTGAAAGTGTATTTGGAGAAAATTCTGTAATAGTAGGAGCCAACGATTCCATTGAAGGTGTTATAGATCAAGCACTGGCCATGACTGGCTACGGTGGTGGAAAAGTTGCAGTAGGCAGCGCACGTAGTCATGAACCTGTTACAGTGAATCAAACCAGTCCAATTCGACCATTCAAAGGATACCCGAGATAATGTGTGTTGTGATTGCCAAATATTTTAAAGACACAGGTTGGGTGGCTGTTAAAAACCGCGACCGTAACTACACACCTGAAATTAGTTTTAATCGTGTCGAAGACGCTAGTGGCATAGAACGCTTGTTGTTCGAGGATGATGTTACGAAGTACATGGAAGGCATCAATTCAAATGGTGTAGGCATACTCAGTGCCAGCCTCATGGTACAAAATGACGAAAAAGAGATAACCAAGTCTGCCAAAGAAAAATCGCCTGACGGAGTGAGAATCAAGCGTGCATTAGAGCAAGGCAATGCATTTGATGCAGCCAGAGCTGCTGCAGAATACGAATTGAGTGGTAACAGTATCATTGTTGACAGAGACAACTGTTTTTTACTAGAAAGCAGTATTCGCAATGATCGCTATACTTACAGACTCAAAAGAATACAAAAGAGTGAAACAGTGGCCAGAACCAATCATGGTATTTTGTTGCCCTGGGCTGGATATCAACGCGGCGTTGATGAAGCTCAAGAACTCAGTCGCATCAGCTCAGAAGCAAGACTTGTTCAGGCGCAGGCAGTGGTTGCTCAAGCCCAAGACCCAGAACAAATGATAGATGGGCTATGTCAAATTTACGTAGATAATCCGCAACTCAATGTAATGCGTACTAGTACTGATCGCAAAAAAATGCGCACCACTGCACAATTAATGGTCATACCACAAGAACGTACATTGTATTGCCGTCCTGTCAGCAGCCATATGACATTTGATTTTTGGAAATTAAACAAACCTGGAGTAGATACTTGGGTAGAAATACTGAGCAATCGCGCACTATATCAAAATGTCACACGCGGCGAACCACCTTTTGGCAATTTAAATAACGTTCACACAGTAGAATAAATATCTGTTCACAAAGGAAATAGAAATGAAAAAAATCTTACTTGCCGTCTTAATGACGGTTATGTCATTGTCAAGCATTGCTTGGACACAACGTGCACCCCAAGATCCGCAGTCATGCCGAGTGCATGCACCTTATGGTTTCCCTCAGACTTCAGGAGTACAACCTATTTGCCGTCAAGCATATCTAGTTGGTTATGATGCCGCCGCCAAACTACCTAAATATGTGATGTATGAACTACTACCACAAAATGCATTAGGATGTGTGGCCAGGACCAATGCTTTTGCTGCCGATCAATCAGTAACCAATGGCGCTACGCCACAAGACTATGCAGCCACTGGCTACGACAAAGGACACATGGCTCCGGACGGAGACTTGAGCTGGGATCCACAAGTCGAGTACGAATCATTCCTAATGACCAACATGAGCCCACAAGCAGGGTCTCTCAATCGCGGTATTTGGAAATTGTTAGAAACAAGTGTACGTGGGTGGGCAGTACAAGGCAACAACAGCTACACAGTAATTGCAGGTGGTGTTTACAACGCACAAGATAAAACCATTGGCAAAGGTGTTGTAGTACCACATGGTTTCTACAAGATTGTGATCAACAATCAAACTGGACAGATTGCAGGGTGGGCATTTCCACATGTTGCACCATATCCTAACTTAGGCAACGACCTGACCAAGTTCCGTTTGCCCATACAACAAATTGAACAGGCAGGAGGAGTACAATTTGCATTTCCTCCTGGAGCACAAGAAGTGCCCCCTGGCAAAGAATGGCCAGTGGATTTTGGCAAACTGACCCAGGCCAAACGTGCCAAATGCGGCGCCAGCGCTTCAGACGACTAATGGGTAATTTTTATTGTGCAGCCCCTTGGCGGGGCTTGCACATCAACGTCAGAGGCGATGTCAAAACTTGTTGCGCTGGCAATCCTAATATGTTGGGCAATCTTGATTCTCAAGGTATTGAAGAAATTCTCAATGGCACTAAGTTAAAAGAAATAAGGACTGCCATTCGACAAGGACTTAGCCATGAATATTGTAGCAATTGTACTGATAGAGAAAAACATGGAGGCGATAGTGAACGGTCATGGCATAATTCAGTCAATTCAGATTTTGATTACATCACCGCCAGTTTGGAATATGAATTCCCAACCATAATTGATGTGAGATGGAACAATACTTGTAATTTGAGTTGTAACTATTGTGGACCAAAAGATAGTTCTAAGTGGGCAAGTTTACAAAAAATGCCAATAGTGTCAGATACTAGGCATTACTATGCAGATGTTTGTGACTTTATTGAAAAACACTATGACAATGTTAAAGAAGTGGCATTGGTTGGTGGTGAACCATTGTTGTTGCCAGAAAATAACAGATTATTGGAAGTAATTCCCAAAGATTGTATTGTTACGCTGATAACCAATTTAAGCAATCCATTAGAAAATAATAAAATATTCAAAAAACTCAGTGAACGGCAACGTGTAGGATGGTCAATAAGTTTTGATAACATCTATGACAGATTTGAATATGTCAGGCATGGTGCCAACTGGCAGTTGATGTTGCACAATCTTGATCTTGTGCAAGGCTTGATGAAAAGTAACGGACACTGGGGCGGTATTCATGCAGTGTACAATTTGTACAATGCCACTAGATTATGCGAGTTTAAAACTTTTGCCAACCAGCGTGGGTTAAGTATAAGATGGCAAAATTTAGGAACACCTTCGGAATTAGATCCTAGAAATTACGGGAAAGAAATTGCCGTGCTGGCTGCAAAAGAAATTCAAAAAATGTATGATACTTTTGAAATAAATGCACAAGAACAAGAGTTATTTGATTCAGCATTTTCTACATATATCG